TGGGACCTGTTGTACCGGTTTCACCTGCCACACCATTTGAGCCTGTTGGACCTGTGGCACCGACATTGCCTTGTGATCCTAATGCACCGGTGGGACCTGTTGTACCGGTTTCACCTGCCACACCATTTGAGCCTGTTGGACCTGTAGCGCCAACGTTGCCTTGTGATCCTAGCGCACCTGTGGGGCCTGTTGGTCCCACAGTTCCGGTGCCACCAGCTGGGCCTGTAGAACCTGCAGTTCCTTGTAAACCTTGGAGACCTGTTGGACCCGTTGAGCCCGGCAGCCCAATCGGGCCAGACGGACCAGTTGAACCAGTTGGACCAGACGGGCCGGTTCTACCTGTTGCTCCCGTAACACCTATGTTGCCTTGCGACCCTATTGGGCCAGTTACACCAGTAGCTCCAGTTGGGCCTGTTACTGTACTTGCTGCACCAGTTGGACCTGATGGACCTGGCTCTCCTATGCTGCCTGGTAACCCTTGCGGGCCTTGAATACCCTGCAATCCTGTAAAGCCTGTGGGTCCGCTGGGGCCAGTTGCGCCAGTTGGGCCATTTGCAGGTCCAGTTGCCCCTTGCGGTCCAGTTGCCCCGTATCCTGCTGCGCCAGTTGCACCAGTTGCACCTGGTAGACCTTGCGGTCCAGTTGAACCATAGCCTGCTGCACCAGTGTAGCCTGTAGGTCCTGTGATTATGGATGCAGAACCTCTGGGACCGGTGTAGCCTCTTGGCCCAGTCGGGCCTTGCGGACCTGTTACTGTGCTGGCTCGACCGGCAGGACCCGTATATCCGACAGATCCAGTAGGTCCTGTTACAACCGGGCCGGTAGGCCCAGTAACAATGCTAGGCAAACCGGTAGGTCCTGTAAATCCTTGATCACCGGTAGGTCCTGTTGCTCCAGCGCCTGTAGGTCCTGTTACTGCTGAATCTGCGCCTGTAGGGCCTGTAGGGCCTGTGATACTGGCACCAGTAGGACCGGTTATTATACTATCGGCGCCTGTGGCGCCTGTAATACCAGTTGGACCTGGATATCCTAGGACAGGATAAGTGTAAATGCTCATGTGTTATTGTCACCAATCGTGCTGTATGCTATTTACCTGTGCGGTTGCCTAAGCCAGTTGGTTGCAACAGCAGCGTCTGTTGATTGTTGCAACCAACTGTGCGACCCTGTGCAGTTAAGCCTATAAATACTGCATGCCAGATCCATTGCCCCCAACCAACAATCCCCTATCGCAAACCAGTGACAATTCACAGCAACATCAACCCGCTGCCAGCTTTGGGTCGGCCGGTAGCGGAGGTAATTGTTGCGGTTGTAGAGGTTGTAATTGTACACAATATAATCCGCCAATGGCCCCGCCAGGTATGCCACCTAGTTTCCCGGCACCTCCATTCTCAGGAGGGCCTGGACCAAATTGCTTAATATACGGAGGTAACTGTGGATGTAACTGTTGCGGTCCTGCAGCACCATGCTGTTCGGGATGCATTCCATGTCAACCTCCGCATCAAGGGTATTTTCCAGGATTTCCGTTACCCAACGGCGTGCAACAGTGTTTTCCTACACCATTTTATCCACTTTGTCAAGGACAACCGTGCTTAACTCCTCGCTGCTTTCCGTTGCCCTGCGGAACACCAGGCATGGGTCCGTATCCCAGTCATTTCCCGCAATGCGGACCATATCCGCCGCAGCCAGCGCCCCCGCCAGGACCATATCCGCCAAATCCGCCAGGACAGCCTCCTGTATGCCCTCGCAACAACAATTTTCAAACCTACAGCTATAACTATCTTCCGCAAGGGGCGTATATTGTCACTAGGTTTGACCCAACATATCAATACAATTTGCCACAAAGCACTACATTTTGTTTCCCTTTTAAACTAACAGGTCAAATGCAACAAATAGTAGTAAATGCTGCATTAACAACACCGTTTGAAAATGTGTTCATTCCCGGTGTGCGTAGCTGGGCCAGTACAGAACCTGCGGGTATAAGCATTTCGACCACCCCTCTGCAGAGTCAGCAAACACTGACACTGTCGCCGATTGGTGTGATATGGGATTTTTGGGATGTTAGCTTGCAAAACACAATAGAAATTGCACCCAGTAACATTAACAGCTGGATTCAACCCGGGCAACTGTATTGGTTCAATGTACAAAATTTACAAAATCGTCCAAATAGCTTCTATTGCAGATTTAATTTCTTAGGTCCCAACATCAATATATTAATGTAGAAAATTTGCAATGCCATCTGAATGGCCAATATGCTGTTTTTATGAGCAGAAATAGTTTTCTTAAAAGTGTAACTGTATTAGATACAGAAACAACAAATTTGCATGCAGATCTAGCTGAAATAGTTGAGCTAGCTGGAGCAAGATATACTGGCCAAACTTGGGCTGTTAGCAGTCAACTGTTTGGAGCTACTGAAGGAATTCCTCCAGAAGCCAGTGCAAAAAACAACATCAGTAATCGCATGATTGCTGGCTTGCCCACCTTTGTGGAATCCACAGAACTGGCCAACAGCATACTGCATACCGGCAATACAAGCTATTATGTTGCACATAACTGTCCATATGATCAAACCGTGCTGTCAAAAGCCTGGAGCGAAGCTGGGCTTGATACCCTGGCAGCAGTTGCATCAGACAACCAAAACTGGATTTGCACATATCGACTTGCCAAGCAACTACTTGATATCAATTTTGCCGACATGCAGTACAATCTCAACTATCTGCGTTATAAGCTGGATCTACCAGTAGCAGACACTGCCACTGCGCATCGAGCAGGCGACGATACACTGGTCTGCGCAATACTATTTGAATTTTTGGTAGATTACGCATTGGCAACTGATCAAATAACTGACGGGCCAGACATAGGCGAGCAGATACATCGTCTCTGCTGGCAACCAATGATTTACAAGACATGGCCGTTTGGCAAACACAAAGGTAAGGCTTTTGACGAAATACCAGACGATTACTATCTCTGGGCACTGAAAAATCTCGACGCGCTTAATGAAGAAACGGCAGACTTTAACCCAGATCTAAGTGAAAGCGTACGGATAGAGCTTGAACGTCGACTGGAGGCATAAATGCAGATAATAAATCTATTTGGCGGTCCTGGCACAGGAAAGAGCACGGCGGCCGCAGGACTCTTTTACGAAATGAAGAAACTTCAGCTCAATGTAGAACTAGTGACTGAATATGCCAAGGACGTGACCTGGGAAAAACGTCACGCACTGCTGGACGATCAAATCTACATTTTTGCCAAACAACATCGGCGCATATCCAGGCTGGTTGACTCGGGAATCGAATGGGTCATCACTGACAGCCCCATACCACTGGGGTTGGTGTATCTCAAACCCGGAGTATTGAGTGAAAACTTTCCTCAACTGGTAATGGAAGTGTTCAATCATTACAACAATCACAATTTCCTGTTGCAACGTAGTTTTGGCTATAATCCCGTTGGCAGGAATCAACAGGATCTCGGTGAAGCAGAAGTATATGATCGCAAGGTGGCAAACCTGTTGGATGCGTACAAAATGCCCTTTAATGCCATAGAAGGTGGTGAAATTGCGGTTGATCGCATACTACATGGCATTGTGTTGCCTTCTATGGTAAATAGTTCCGGAGCATAGCAATAAGATTGAAACAAATGACCCATACCGATCATTTTGCTGCTATGTATTAGAGATCAAATATGAAAATTGCAGATTTATTTGAAATGAAACCACAGACTATTGCAAGTGCCACTGACAACGGTCATCTAAGCATGGCCAAGAGCCAGTACATTACGGATCCTCGCGGGTTTTTCCAGAAAAACAAGCAAAATCTGAAAAAATCGCGCAAAAAAACCCAGTGATAGACTTGATTTTCGGATATCCCACGGGATGCAATTCCCAGGAGAGATCCTGAAGGTGGGTGTAAAATGCCAAAAAAGCATGACTGTGTGTTTCTTGAACACTTTCTTTTTTAAGAAACGTCAATTATAAACACTACATCCAAACAACAAGGAAGGATAATACCATGAAGAAGACTTTACTCGCTATAGCTGCTGTTGCAGCTCTTTATACTACCGGTGCAACGGCACAAAGCATGCCTGCTGGCGTATATGTTGGCTTGGGCGGCGATTGGGCACAGAGCACCGCCAAGGGTGCAAGCTCAACCGGGGCTGCCAACCTAAAGGTCGGCTACGACTTTAACAAGTATCTTGCCACTGAGCTGGATGTGAGTGCTGGCTTTGCCAATGGCAATCGGCGCGCAAACACAGCAACAATGCTGAACGTGTTGGCCGGGGTACCAGTTGATCTTGCAGGATTTAAGTTTAAGCCATACGCAATGGTTGGTACGGGGTACGACTTTGCATACGCGCATAGCAGCAAAAACATCAACACGGTGCCAGCTTACAATGTTGGCGGCGGACTGGAATATGCCATCAACAAGAATGTCAGCGTTGATGTTCGCTATACCTATGTTGACGGCTACAACAAGAACAGCACCAGTGCAAACGTTGTCGGCATGAATGTAAATTACAAGTTCTAATCTCGCTTGTAACCAGGAAAAAGGTGATGGTAGTCCCATCACCTTTTTTTTTTGATCGCATGAACACAGTCAAGGAGATTTTACATGACCTGGCTAGCAAGACAGCCCGATGTGACATTTTTAGATTTGGTGACAATGTAACTTCGTTGTAATTTCAATCAGTGTAGAAATAAGTTTGAGCTGTGCAAACGCACCGCAACTAATAAACCGGTACAGCGTGGCCGACCCATGCCAACCAACCCCATCAAGGTGTATGCCTGCCGCGATGCAAGCGGACGACAACATCGCAGGTTGACAACCAATAGCAAAAAATTAAAATCAAAGCAAACAATACATCCTAACAGGAGATATCAATGGCCAAACCCAAAACACAACAAACAAGCGACTACATGAGCGTTAGCTATCGCCTTGACGACAAGCATACCAATGACACCATCAAGAACGTAGACATGAATTGGTATAATCGATCAGAAGAAGAGGTTATGGAAAATCTCAACACCTGGCTGGTTGCCTGTGGCTTCAACCTTGAGGTTAGATCCAAGACATAAAATGTTGTATACAGCGCCGGAACGTTTACCTGCCTACTTCCGGCGTCAAAGCATTTTCGTGCCCGGCGGCATTTCCGATTGCCTAGACTAGTAACGGGAAATGGTAGAACTTTTCAATCACGAGCGGGGTTGACGTTGTGAATCCCGGACGAGAAGGCGGATTCGACAGTACCAGTGCTACGGTATGTTGGTACCGGCTTTGAAGATTGCAATTTCATTGTACGATTGATTGGAAATGATGTATTTGCTAGGTCAACGCTGGAAAATATATCGCCAAAATGTCTAAATACCATTGACAACCCTGCATGATCATGCTACAGTAAGTGATATAACAAGTCTCCATGGGCAAGATGGTTAAGCCAGGGATCTCTAAAATCCCCATGCTCGGGTTCGAATCCCGATGGAGACGCCAGATTTAACAGGATCAAAATGCGCGAGCTGTAGAACCACCTAGATAAGATCCTCAAATGCCCATCGAACCCACGCGGCCATCCGCGTGGGTTTTTTCTTGACCAAAAAATCAAACAAGGAGAAACAAAATGACCGTAGAAATCGCATGTAAAGAAGCTGTGTTCCATTTCAACAAACATCATCTGGTAGATCCCACCGTGCCGGCATGGACGATCAAAACCGGAGGAAAAACCTATTATGTGGAGCACGTATCAGCGGATCTGCCCTGGAGCACCAAGGAAACGCCCGACAATCCTGCCACCAAGGGGTCGATCAAGTTCCACAAAACCCTGCTGACCATTGACGACAACAATCATGCCCAGCTCACCGTGCTCAAAGACAGCGATCTCACACGCATCCGTGCGATGAAACGCAACCATGCGCGCATCATCATCACAGGTAGGTTTGACGAGATCGCACGTTGGCTGAAGGAAAATGGTGTTAAACACGGTCCGATCAAGACCATCACCGGCGGGTGCGGCAGTCGCTTCCAGCTTTGCGATATCAAAAAGCAGGATGATCTGGTGATGATGGCATTGATCTTCACCAACAGCTATCGGGTCCTGCAGGCCAATGAGATGTATTTCCGTGCATACGAGGATCCTGAATTGCTGGCCCAGCTTGATGCCAACGAATACTATGATGGTGAGGATGATGGTGAGGATGATGGTGAGGATGATGACTGATATAGATCTAGCCAGGATTTCGTGGTAACATTTACCCACGTCCACCAATAAATATCTGCATGAAAATACATGAACTAACACCAATCGTGCTACGCGAATCTTTTACAGATATCAGTGTTGACCGGCTTGGTATAGCAGAGTTGGTCCGGCAGGCAGATGAAACGCTGGAAGATCCTGCCGCATATGCCATAACCAGCTTTGTTGGTGTTGAACCTAATGCCAGGAACACAGGAGCCTGGGGTGGCATAATGCAATCGCGTAGATTGGAGGATGCGTACAGCAACAATCCCAGCGCAGAAGGCCAGAAAATACGCCAGCAGATTGATGCGGCAATGGCGCCCGTTAAGGCGGCATTGTCGAGCCGTTTTGGCCGGGTCATCACGCTCTATCGCGCACAACGCGACGTCAGCGATCAGGATAGATCCACGTTGAGTTGGACCAGTGATCCAAGGGTGGCTGCACATTTTGCCGGTGTTGAACCATGGGAAATGAAGCTGAAGCAGATAACAGATCAGGATATAGCTGCTGCATTGGAACAATACCATCGCACGGGCAAGGTCAAATGGCAGGGTAAAACATATGTTCGGACCGATGAACCCACTGACGATCCGGATTTGGATCAGTACTACTACGAGATATATGATCGTTCCGGGGATATGATAACAGATGGAGATGATCTAGCCCAGCAGTTCAGGGAGGATCAGCAGTACCACCAGGAACTGCTGGCGAAAAAATCTGCCAAACTGGCCGGGATATTGACCGCAACCATACCCATTGATGACATCATCTGGATAACGGATCGTGCAGGTCAAAGCGAATTCATACTACACAATCAGGCAGGCAAAGCAGGGTATGTTGATAAAACCGGCCGATTGATAAAAACATAAATGATTGTATGGATCAATTGAATAGAGCGGTTGATACCAAAAAATATGTTTTCATGTACCTAGATTGACTTGCTCTTTCAAGGTTCATAAACTATAAACACAAGATCCACAACACAAGGAGGATATTACAATGAAGAAGACCCTACTAGCAATGGTTGCCGCAGCAGCTATGATTTCTACCGGTGCAATGGCGCAGACCGTGCCAGCTGGTGTATATATTGGCGTAGGTGGTGACTACGTTATGCCCACCGAAAAGCACTCTGACAAGGCAGGCCAGGCAGGCGTTAACATTGGCTACAACCTCAACAAGCTTGTTAGCCTAGAATTTGACTTCCGCAATGCTTGGGCTCATGGCAATCAGAAGGAACATCAGTCTGCCATGCTCGATGTTATGGTTGGTGCACCAGTTAACCTAGGTGTTGCTGAAGTAAAGCCATATGCATTGATTGGTACCGGTTACGGATTTGCTAGCCGTACTCCTGTTAGCAACACTGTTACTACTCCAGTTTACAACCTTGGTGGCGGCCTAGTGTATGCAGTGTCAAAGAGCGTTGATCTCGACCTTCGCTACACACACACCGACGCTTATAATACTTCGCGCCGGTCCAGCAACGAACTTGGCATGAATGTGAACTACAAGTTCTAATTCAAGAAGCAAGCCTAAAAGGCGATGGCAACTCCATCGCCTTTTTCTTTGACTAAATTATAGGCACATTAGAGGAGATATGCATGTCGCTACAGATTCGCCAACCAGATATTACATTTTTAGATTTAGTAACCATGCAGCCCAAATGCACGTTTAACCAATGCAGAGACAAGTTTGAACCTTGCGAAAGCACTTCGAGTAATCGGCCGATACAACGTGGCAGGCCTGTTGTTGTAAAACCAATTCCTGTATATGCCTGCAAAGAATGTGGTCGTAAGGTACAACAAACTGCTGCAGATGCTGCTGCAGATGCTGCTGCAGATGCTGCCGAAGCAGGTTGACATCAATCTGCTGATGTGTAAAATACGTTTATTAAGACATGGAGACTTGAATGACAAATGTACCCAACGTAACTTTTAAAACACGAGTACGTGATGACAGCATCGCAGGACCGAATCCTTATCGCTGGCAGGAAGTAACCAGTGAGGAATATTTTTCTGGCAAACGTGTAGTTGTGTTTAGCCTCCCCGGTGCTTTTACCCCAACTTGCAGTACTTATCAGCTGCCCGATTTTGAAAAACTCTATGAGGATTTTACAGCAGAAGGTATTGACGAAATTTACTGCATTTCCGTTAACGACGCCTTTGTTATGAATGCCTGGGGTAAGCAACAGTGTGTAAATCGAGTCAAGCTAATTCCAGATGGTAGCGGAACATTCACACGTATGATGGGAATGCTAGTCAACAAAGACAATCTAGGGTTTGGCATGCGCAGTTGGCGATATGCTATGTTGGTCAATAATGGTGCTATCGAGGCGCTGTGGCCCGAAGAAGGTTATCGTGATAATGCAGACACCGATCCATATGGCGAAAGTAGCCCACAGACTATTCTAGAAAGAGTAAAGGCTTTTAATGCCGAACAAAGTTAACATGCACAAATTACATCTTGATTGGTGCATGTATTTGATTAAAAAAATGCAAGACATGATAGAATCTAATATTTCAGACAAAGAAAAGCTTGATACTATAACTTGATATGTTAATCAATGTCTCAAATATTATAATTAAATACTCGCTGCTTTAGAGCTTCATCTGAAAATGTGCATTCACTACATTGCCTTGGAGATGAGACCGTGTCTCGTGGAGCCAAAGCAGGGAGTTACTGGTATTTGTTGCAACTATTACAACTAGGTGAAAAACCGCGCAGCAAGCTGTTGCGGTTTTCTGCTTGACGCAGCTAACATTGATTGGTAAATATATAGTGAGCAACAACCCCGACAGCTACGACGACGGCTACAGACAAGCATTGTTAGATGTGGCAAAATTGATTGCCAATGTGCCCATACCAGAAATGGCAGATACCACAAATATGCAAGATTTTTGGAAACTGCTTAGACAAGCACAAGGAACAGATACAAACAAGTTTAATATTTTTTCTGCTGGATTTAGAGTAGCCCGCCGCGAAATAAGCAGCCATATTGCCAGTCTAGCAAAACAAATATAAGATATTAAAACATCTGTGAATGAAATATCATAAACACATATGTCGGCATTGTACGTCAAATGTGGCTGAGAATTGGGCAAAGGTAGATATAGTACTACAGGTACATATACAAAAGTGAGATTACAGATCTCAATCAAGCAGATGCAAGCACCGCAAGGAACTCCAGTTCCGATAAATATCAAATGAAACTAGCAGATTTGTTTGAATCAAAAAAACTTCGATGGGCAGTCGGTCCTAATTTTTCGCATGCTGAATATAAACCTGCACAAACCAACAAAGACCGCACTGTTGTATGGGCTCGAATAAGTGACATAATGTCGCACACACGCAGAGATTACGCTCTGGATTTAAATCATCCCAGAGGCGGGGCACATGCTGTTGGCGCTCGAGTTGCCAAAGCCAAACAACATTGGGCAGCAGGTGGATACATGGATCCAAGTGAAATACATGTAGACGGCAATACCATTACGTTTACAAATGGTAGACATAGGTTGGTAGCAGCACATCAGCTCGGTGAAGAATATGCCCCTGTTGTGGTTGCGTTAGATGAATTAGATGATCTTGAAAAAATAGTAGACACACGAGAATATTAGGGCTGCAAAGGCATCAGCTGGACTAAGGCCCACTGTGGAGTTTCCAGCTTGCAGGTTTCAATTACCTGGCAGTCCACCAAAATTAATCATTGACAACGTAGATAAAACAGTTATTAGAGTAATTCCGAGTAGCTCAGTTGGTAGTAGCATGGGTCTGATAAACCCAGGGTCGTTGGTTCGAGCCCAACCTCAGAAGCATGCCACCTTAGTATGTAAGTATCGACTTAAATACATTAGCGAACACTTACATACTAAGGGCTGGAATTTTTTATATCCAGTAGAAGGTAACAAAAAAATTAAGAATAAAGACCTTGACTTTTATTTAAATCGAGTATACATTAAAGGCAGAAAGTTAAAAAATTAACGGTTGATACTTCCCAGCATGCGTGCTGGTTTTTATTATAGAATTGGTAAGGTACTGTATCACACTAGAATAAGATCGACTGTGGCAGGCAGTATCAGATACACGGCGGGTTAGGGGGCCAGTGTATAGGATTTAGAGTTGACATACGCGATTACAAGATAGCTTATCAATAGAATAATACTTTACATCTCCATAGCGTGGCTAACTTAGCACAATACTGGCGTACGGGATATGGGTTAGCCAAGTTGTGTTACAATAACACTCATCTTTTTGAAATAAATATCTACATTAATAAAGTAGGAGATTTAAAATAGATAATCGGCAAGATTTTGTCAACACCTGGTTGGTCGAAATGCCAGAAGGTTTAGGGGTATTTGATACATATGATCAACTTGAATATGTTATTAATGATTATATAAAAAATGGTGTGAAACCTGAGCAAGTAAAACCAGATTTATGGAAAATTGCAGGTCAGCAAGTTATTTTATATTGGTATCAAAAAAATAATAAAATTATATTAGCAACTGAACTGGCTAAAAAACCACAAGCACTGGTAGTGAGTATAACTGGTAAATCTCCAGAGTTTCGCGGAAAACCGCCATATACAAGTGACCTCTATGCAGAAATCCTAGATGACAACCCTCAATCTTTACGTTTATATAGTGATACACAACTAAGTGATGATGGATTAAAATTATGGAAAACTATGATGCGTATGGGATATCATGTTTCTGTATACGATAACCAGAATCCAGCCCAAAGTTTTAAAACATTACAAACACCGGCAGAAATTGATAACTTTTTCAAGCATGATGATAGAAATTATCAACGATATCAATACGTCTTATCAAAAAAAGGTTTACCAGTATCAGAAACAAGAGGGTATTTCCATCTTAGACGTTACAGAGAATTGTCTGGATTATCTGTTTGAGTTCAACTATATGTCATGTTAGTAGTGAACACACAAAATCACTGTACCAACTGGCAAACGTCGACTCTATCTATATTGCATCCGTTTTGCCAATAGAGATCCTACAATGTTATCAACTGTTTGTAGATGATCGGCACGGTTGTACCCAGTTTGCAGCAACCTATGAAGACTGCTATAATACAAATGCATTGCAACTGTCAGTGTAGGCGATAGGACAGTTGTTGAAGGAATGGCAACAAGATCGCACGTATCTGCGTTAACCAACGGCAACAGTGTATCATTTGTGCCAGTAAGTGTGTAACATGCATACCCATATTGCGCCAGTATAGACAAAATATTTGTGTTGTTGCCATATTCAACTATTACTACCGGCTTATGGTCGGCAATTATACGCCGGGCTCCGGCTAGAACATGATAGTCATGAAGTTCGGCATCTATTTTTATAAAACCAATTTCAATTTCTCTAGCAACAAGGTCATCCAACGGAGCAACTGTAACAGTTCTGCTGTTGGTTTGTACCAGTGTTGTATTGTTGGGATCAAAGTGCAGTCCATTAAACCATAATGCAGGTTCACCGTTGGTATAGTTGTATTCGTAATAGGTCATTTCATTTGCATATTCTCCACAAGCACATTGCGTGTAGCTGCACTTTGACATATCAATGATAGACCATTTTAATGATTTAAATAATATTTTAGAGTTGAGAACCGGGTTTGGATCAAATGCATAAACTTGTTTGTAGGCATTTGATAGTATACCGGTTAAGTTGCCTGTGCAACACCCAACATCGATGGCAGACAATTGAGGATTGGCATAACAAGCAATTGTAATCCACATCAATGCATTATGATGCAGCACTCTTACACCTGCACTGTAAAGTGTTTTAGAAATACTGCCGTAGTCGACGTAATGCATGTCAATGGGATTCATCAAATATTTAATGTGTAGATCGCATCAACTGAAATAATAAATTGCCAACTCCTGCCAACAATTGCAGTCAATTGCCAATAAGTTGCAGATTACATCTCTGCCGTGTACAATTATTGCACAACAACGGAAAATATTTTGATGTACGATATAGTTTTCTTAAGTTATCAAGAACCAAACGCCGAATCAAATTGGAAAGCATTAAGCGATAGATTTCCATCTAGAACCAAAAGATTGCATGGTGTAAAAGGAATTCACCAAGCTATTTCTGCCACGGCTCATATGGTAGATACAGACATGTATTATATAGTGGACGGCGATGCAGTTGTGTTTCCAGACTTTCATTTTAACTATGTTGTAGCAGAGCACGAAAAAACCAATGTTCATGCATTTAGAGCTAGAAATCCTGTAAACAACCTGGTATACGGATACGGTGCAGTTAAGATTTTTCCCACAGAAATTGTGCAAAAAGTAGGCAAGCTTACAAATAAAACTGATATGTCAACAGGATTGACAAACGCTGGGTACAGCGTAGTTGACATAGAAAGTAATATTACACAATTCAACACAGACCCTGTTAGAACTTGGTGCGGTGCATTTAGAGAATGTGTAAAACTAGCCAGCAAGACAATAGATCAGCAACTCGACGAAATGACCAAATATCGGTTAGATGTATGGTGCACCACCGGAGTTGACCAAGCATATGGCAAATGGTGTATCAACGGAGCACTGGCAGGTCGTGCATACGGCGAAAAATTTGCAAATGACAAAGATGCCATTTTTAAAATTAACGATTTCAGTTGGTTGCAACAGCAGTTTGATGCAACATGCAATCTAGGATAGAACAGTTTAAATGCCTCAATATATTTTGAAAAATTGCGACACATTTTATATAAGCTTCGACGAGCCCAATTGTGATGCCAATTGGAACAGACTGTTGAGCCTGCAGCCTGCAGCCAAACGCATACACGGGGTTCGGGGGTTTGACAGAGTTTATAAACTGTGTGCTATGATGAGTAAAACTACAAGATTAGTCACTGTTGACGGCGACAACTGGGTAAACGACGGTGCACTAGATATGGAAATAGATGACACTGGTATTGAAGATGCAACATTTAGCTTTACCAGTAGGAATGTGATTAATAATCTTCAATATGGCAATGGCGGTGTAAAGGTATGGAATCGAGAAACGTTGATATCCAGCAACACTCACGAAAATTCAAACAGTGTCGATTTTCACTGGGATATACGATACAACCAACATCATTTTATAGCCAGCAGCACTGTTCAAAATTGTTCACCGTTACAAGCATGGCGAGCAGGATATCGAGAAGGTTACAAAATGTCGCTGGTAGATGGCAAACCTTTGAATAATTTTACCAATGAATGGCAGTCTCTAATAGGAGACAACATCAGCAGATTGTTTATATGGACTACAGTTGGTAGAGATTGTGCAAATGGCATTTGGGCAATTGTTGGTGCTAGACAAGCGCTGCACGACGTGATAACAAAAACTGTCAAGCACACATTTATAAACAACTATACAGATTTATTGCAGTATTTTTGCAAAATACAAAGAAAAGACCCTGAGTTACAAGCACAACAACTTGGCAAGTTTTTAAATAACAGCGGGTTTCCTATATATGAAATGGATAGCGCAATGAGTGCATGGATGCGAATGGTATATGTTAATCCTGTACGTATAGAGTTACCTAGACCAACTGCAGGCAACAGCGTATGATTTACACATACGACACAGTTACAACTGTTCATTTGGAAATAACCAGTAAGTGCAACGCGTCATGTCCGATGTGCGGCCGCAATGTAAATGGAGGTTCAACTGTAAAAAGCTTGCCGTTAACAGAGTTGTCGCTTTCTCAAATAAAATCTATATTTCCAGAGGACTTTGTTGCCAGATTGACTAAATTTTACATGTGCGGCAATTACGGAGATCCTGCTACTGCACGAGACACTGTTGAAGTGTGCGAATGGCTAAAAACCATAAATCCGACAATGCAGATCGGACTACACACCAACGGCAGTGTTAGATCTACCGATTGGTGGATAAGATTAGCTAAATGTCTGTCAGGTCTGAACGACTTTGTGCGATTTGGTATAGATGGGTTGGAAGATACAAACCATTTGTATCGAAAAGGCACTGTTTGGCATAAAATTATGCATAACGCACGCACATATATCAACGCAGGCGGCAGCAACGCTCAATGGGCCTTTCTGATATTTAAACACAACGAACATCAAGTTGATGCTGCAAGACAACTCAGTCGAGAGATGGGATTTACTGCATTTATACCTAAAAAAACCAGCAGATTTTTCAACGAAACCCAGCACGATGCTGCATCAAACCACCCTGTAATAAGCAAGAGTGGCAACACCTTGTATCATTTGGAACCGCCAACCGACACAGTATTTAAAAACGAAAGTTTACAAAATCTCAAACACCTAAGTAACAAATACGGCAATATGCAAGCATATTTGGACCAAACTAAAATATGCTGCAAGGTATCGCAAGATAAAAGCATATATGTGTCGGCAGAGGGGTTGGTGTTTCCTTGCTGCTGGACAGGATACATACATGCAGATAACCCTACTGTAAGTCAACTAGCAGTGCTAGACTTGATTGACCACAACACAGACAATATCTCTGCATTGAATCGATCGTTAGAGTTGATAATAAATGGTGATTTTTTCCGCAAGATATACCATAGCTGGGGGCAACCTAGCATAGCCAACGGTAAGTTACAAACATGTGCCAGTATTTGTGGTCAAGAATTTGACAGATTTAAAAGTCAGTTTTCCTGACGATCAACACAGTTTGTCTACAGCGCAAGATACGTGCATCTGAAAGAATAAATATGCTTATGAAAAAATCAAGCATATCCGACGCCGACTTTGCTGATATACCGTTTGACAAAATAACCAAACTTGGTCAGCATCCAATGCTCTATGACGACATGATGTATGTTGGCATAATTTTAGATAGATTTTGCAATTATAATTGCAGTTACTGCTGGCCGCATGCACGAAGTGATACTCGATCGCATTTTTCAGTTGATACTATGAAAGCAACCGTAGACGAAATAAAGCGCCAGAGTAGAGATAAAGAGTTTAATAGTTTTCAATTTACCTTCAGCGGTGGCGAGGCCACACTCTATCCTAACTATCTTCAACTGTTGGAACATCTTGCAGAAGATACGTCAAATTGCAATTATCAAAGCATGCGTATGGCTAGTAATCTTTCACCTGGAATACGTTGGTTTGACAAATTTATTCAATCCACAAGTAAGTTCAATTTTGTAGGTATAAGTGCATCGTGGCATAGAGAGCAGGGAATAAAAGAAGGCGACTTAACCGTATTCAAAGAAAAATTTGCTGAGAAGATTATATGCCTGCAAGAAAACGACATTGAAGTTTTAGTTAACATTGTAATGTTGCCGGAACTATTTGACGAGATATATAAAGAGGCAGAATACTTCCATGACAAAGGCATAAATGTCAGTTGCAAACCGTTGTTTCATCCAATAACTAACATTATGTCCAACGACTACACACCAGATCAGCTTTCTTTTATGCAGCACGACATGCCTCTAGTTAATTTTGTTGAATCTCAACGTAAAACTGTGCATCCGCAACCAACACGCAGTTTATACGCCGACATTGAACGAGTACAATATACCAATTTGCCGCTCACCAAATTCTCAGTTGAGCTTAGCGATAACAACAATAACAAATGGCATCTAGACCATGCAGAAAGACTTAACGGTGTAGGTTTTAACAAATTTACCAACTGGATGTGTTATGCAGGATATCGAAGTGTTATGATATCAGCGCCCTCTGGATATGTACGTCGTGGGTATTCCTGTGCCGATGCACCATTGGGGCATATAGAAAAGGGTTTTAAATTATTTGATGGGCCTAAGCTGTGTATTACAGATTTGTGTTCGTGCTCAGCTGATAGCAAAATAATGAAATATAAAGTTTAATTATTTTAAAAATGCTGCGGTTCACATGTAACTGTTGTTACGGTACTT